AACAGCAATCCAAAGCGGGCCAGAAATCTACATTTACGACAACCACGGCTGACACACAGGACACGATTGACATCCATTAACAGAAAGGTGAGGTGCTACGATGGACCCAGAAATCCAGGCAGCAGTTGACACGATTGTTGCAGAAGTAACAAGCAAATTTGCGGCCGAAAAACAGACTGCTATCGACTCTGTCAAAGCTGAAGCAGATGCCACAATTGCATCAATCAAAGCTGAAGCAGATGCCAAGATCACAGCGGCCAAAAAAGAAGGGCAGGTAGAGCTTTTGCTCGTCTTAAAAAGCTCCTTCGGACTTGTGTAATAAGCTAATTGAAGCCGCAGGCGGATTGATTGATCATTTTCGTGGCAGGGCGAAATAATTAGCCATTTTCCCGGAAAGGTCAGGTGATCTAAGTGCCGGTTGGTGGACGAAATTCTCTCTGCGCCGTTAGCCCCTCCCGTTGAGATAACGATGAGGGGTTTTTTACTTGAGCAACAGCATGCTGGCATTTCTACTTGGTTGGAGGGAGAGGTTTTGGCTCCTACAATCGTTAACCTACCGAACATGCCGCCCAAAGCTAACTGATGCTTAAAACAACCTTGATATTTTGCAGTGGCGGCATACTGCTTTACTTTGTGCTCAGCATGATACAACTAACAATCGGAACAGCATTCTATGTCGTCAGACGATTTATCCAGCGAAAAAGCGGTTGATTCATACGAGCGATTCGAGCCAGTTGATTACCAGCGGGACTCGCATATTGCATTTCAGTTGCAGATAGAAAAGGTTGATAGACTGTCTCGTGTCTGGATTGCCGCTATGCAGTTGCCAATATCTGATCCTGCTGACGTTGCAGTGCTCGATACGCTCCGTCATGAGCTCAAAGTAGCACTACAGGAAACCACATACGACAAGTGCATTAAAGCGTTTGCAGTTGCTGAACTTGCTTGCAGTAAAAGTGACGAATAGTTAGCAGCGAAAAAACCCCCGTAATGTCAGATGATGGTTGTTAGCATTAACGCTGGCACCTTGTTGGCATTTACTGGGAGTGCAAATTGTCAGACAGCGACCTCAACCAGATTTACAAAATTGCACCCGTAGAATCGCTTTTAAGCTCTACGAACGGTGGGTTGAGCGGTTACGCCAGCACATTTCATTTTCTTGACTACCACAACGACATTATTGCTCCAGGTGCTTATCAGGGCGACATTGAGCGATTCCTTCGCAAGGGCTTCATCGGCGGTATAGGTCATAACCACGACGATCCGATTGGCAAGCCGGTTGAACTGACCGAAACAGCCAAAGGTTTATGGCTGGAAGCCGAGTTTGACGGCAGTGATTCAGCCCAGTACACACGCAAGAAAATCGCAGACGGGCTCATCAAAGAGCTTTCCGTTGGCATTATTCCTCTTCAGGCAAAACAACTTCGCACACGCAAGGAAGTGGAAGCTTACTGGAAACAGGTGGGCTGGACGCCTAACGAAGAAGAATTGATGCGTGCTGAAAACGGGGCAAGGCTGATTAAACGAGCCAAGCTGCTTGAAATTTCACCCGTGGCACTGGCCGCCAACGAACAGAGCGAGATTGTTTCTTACAAGGCTGGCAAGCGTTTGTCAAAGGCATCGCTCGGTGTCATTGAACAGGTGTGTGCCCAGATGAAAGCCGCATACGAATTGCTGGAGGGCTTGCTGGTGGAGGCAGGCGTGAAAGCAGATGACGAAGAGGATGCCAATGGTGAAGAGCCTGCGGCCCAACCTGTTTCTGACGCGCAGGACGAATTGTTGTCAGCGTTCCGTGAATTTTTGGCATCTAGGAGTTGAACATGGCTGTATCTGCTAAATTGCGAGCAGAGTTTAAGTCAGCACTGGCCGAGGCGGAATCGCTGAGACTGGCTGACAACCGTACAGAAGACCAGACTACCCGATACGAGCATCTGCTCAAGTCTGTGCTGCCCGATTACAAGGCCAAAATTGAAAAGGCCGAAGAACTGGACAGTATTGACATCGAAACGTACAAGGACTTGGAAAACAAGACCATTGGTACGCCTTTCTCAGCCTCTGTCCGTAAGGCTGGCGCAGTGCACATCAGTGCCAACGGTGAAGCCTATGACGAGGGCGATCCTGGCAATCTGTCTGACCGTCAGTACAAGGCGATCAGCGACCCGAACTATGCCCGTGCGTTCAAGTACTACCTGCACTATGGTGACAGCAAGGTGCGCAACAGCTACCCCAGCGTTTACAAGACTCTGGTTGAAGGCATTGACGAAGGTGCTGGCTACTTTGTGCCACCTCAACTTCTTAACGAAGTGATTCAGCGTAAGCCAGCCCCGACCACTCTTCGTGGCCGTGTCCGCTCGCTGACGACTGCTTCCAACCGTGTGGTGATGCTTCGGACGACCTATCGTGACGACATCAACACCAGCCCGATTAACGGTCAGTGGACGGGTGAAGCCGGTAGCCCATCAGCATCGGCTGAACCGACGTTTGGCGAAGTCAGCATACCTGTACATGAGTACATGGGCCGGCTTTCGATGTCAAACACTCTGCTGGAAGACAGTGGCTTCAATCTGGAAACCTACCTGAACGAAGAACTGTCCAACTGGCTGGATCTGCACTACGAACGACATTTGGCCTATGGTACGGGTGTTGGTCAGCCTCGTGGCCTGTGGAATAGCATCACCTCTGACAATGCCGGGGCCGCACAGGCCGGTCGCATTCCATGGGTGAAGTCGGCTGATGCGAGCCTGCTGACGGCTGATGTGGTGAAGTCGATGCGGTTCGAGATTCTCCCACAGTACGCTCGTCCGAACTTTACCTTCATCATGAACCAGAAGACGGCCAAGGCGATCAGCCTGTTTAAGGGTAATAACACTTACCTTTTCCAGAGCGGCCAGATCTTCCCGGGCATTGTCCAGCCGACTCCTGACCAGATCGACGGCTTCCCGATCAGCTATTGCCAGTACGCTCCAGACGTGGCTGCAAACGCCTATCCGGTGCTGTTTGGCTCACTTGAAGGCATGTTTATGCCAGTTCGCCTGGGCATGTCAATCCGAGTGCTGAACGAGATTGAAGCGATCCAGAATCGTCGCGTGTACCTCTTCCGCCTCCGCTGGGGTGCTGAGATGGTGCAGGAACAGTACTGCAAATTCATTCGTATTTCAGCCTGATAACGGAGGCATACATGTCCAGACACAATCAGATCCTTTCGGGTACCACAGTTCGTCACCTGGCCTTTGCTGGCGGCAATAGCACTGCCGTTCAGCTTGGCGGGTCTGGTACGGCCGTAACCTACGGTGGTGTGACCTTTCTGGTCAACTTTGCTGCCACTGGTGCTGCTGCCATTAAGGTTCAGGAGTCATCAGACGGTACGACTTGGACAGACCTGACAGTTGGCTACCAGACCTCAACCACGTTTGGTGCTGCTATCTCAACCGCACCGTCTAATCCGGCCGCAGCGATTGCTGCCTCGGCGACAACGGCAGTGGCAAGTCAGTATCTGGCCATTTCAGTCAATCGTCAGGGTCGTGAAACGTCGGTTGCCGGTCTGACCGTGCCTCTGACGTCAAAGACGTACCTGCGAGTTGTTGCAACGACTGGCACTGCCACTTACGGCGTTGCTTTACTGCACAACTCCAGCCTGACTCCGGTTCCTCAGCCGGACGTGGCAATTGAAGTCAAGGGAACCAACTGATCCCACCTTTCGGCCCTTTGGGGGTAGGCGTGAGCTTGCTCCCTTTGGGTTGAGGGCTATTAGAAACAATGTCTAAGCCACTCATCACACTCTCAGAATTGACGACATACATACCGGGTCTGGCTACTGCCAGTCAGCCATCGCTTAACGCGCTAATTGCAACGGCCAGCCAGATGGTCGAGCGTTTCTGCAACAGATCGTTTTGGTCGCAGGATATGATCGAGCGTCATGCCGTGCGGGTGCCACGGATCTATCTGCGACAGTACCCTGTCACGAATATTGATTACGTCAAGATTGCCATTCGCGACCTGCCGCTGCTTGTTAGTTCCTGCGGTTACGTGACCAGTTATGAGCCCGAGCAGACTGACCTGACGGTTTCATACGTTGACACGGCGGTAGAGTACCAGTGCAATCCAGCCAACGGCATGGTTGACGTCAAGACAGACGTACGTCGGTACAATCGTGCGACAACCTCATCCGGCCCGTTTTACTATTACGAAGTGTCTTACACTGCTGGCTATAACGACATACCTTCGATGGTGAAATACGCTGTTTCGATGCTTGTTGAGTCTATGTACAGCCGGGGTAGGCTGGATCCATCGCTGAAGTCAGAAAAGATTGGCGACTACTCTTACACGAAGACGGACGAAACGCCGCTTCTGTCGATGAGCTCACCCATAGCCGAGCAGCTTTACCCCTTCGTGAGGCATGGCGTGAATGGCTATTGAAGACTTCCTTAAACAGACTGCTGTCATTAAGCAACTGTTGGTGCAGGAAGATGCCAATGGTGGGCGTTATGACCTGTGGACAACGATCCAGTCTAACGTCAGATGTCTGGTGCAGCCTTGGTCTGGCGGTGTGACGAGAGAAGACGACAAAGACACATCTCTTGCTACGCATCGGGTGATACTTTCCGGCCAGTTCAACCTGAGTGCTAAAAACCAAATCCACGTCGGAATGGCCATTTACAATGTTCTGAAGTGTCGGGATTGGAACAGTATGGGGCATCACACCACAGTGGAGTGCGTAATCGAAACGGCATGAGTCGCAAACCTGTCAATCGTCCTGCTGTCAAGAAAGCCATTGACCTGCTTAACATGCTGGCCAGCAGAGACACTACAGGCTCACCGGACAGCGATTACGAGGGCCAGTGGAATGCTGCCCAGCGGATTGCCCTGAAGCGAACGGCAGACAAAGCCAGGGAATTTATCGTCAGCCACATGCAGCGCGACTGGAACAAGGAAGGTGAGCGGTCCAGTGCCGGTGGTGAGCCGCCTGCGAAGCGGACGGGCAGTCTGGCGAAGTCCATTACGACCACGCTCGGCGACACGTCCATCGAACTGGTGAAGCAGCAGGTGGCCAAGAAAGGCCGTCTGAGAATGTCTCGTCGTGGCCGGATCTACCAGAAGCAGAGCATGACGACGACCGAGGGTTACGCAAACGTCACACGCAACACGAACACAGCCAAGGTGCTTGTGGACGAGAACGCCGCTGATCGCAGCAAAGGCAAGCGACTGCAACTCTACAGCAAGTACCTTCAGACGGG